TCATTTACATTTAAAGTAGTAGACACTTCTGTATCTCCAGTTATACAAGTTGGAGCAAATATAACAATTTATGATGATGATTATAGGATATTCGGTGGTGCTGTTATTAGTTCAAGTCAAACTATGGATTCTGGTGCTATTCTTAGTATTCAAGTCGAAGCAATAGACTACACCAGATTCCTAGACAAGAAGCTTATAGTAGAGTCATTTACTAATATGACTGTCTTGGAAATCTTGACCTACCTAAGAGATAAGTATTGGTCTGGCTTTTCTGTTGAAGGCGTTGATTGCGACGTTTTGATAGATTCTATTGTCTTTAATTACGTAGAAGGCTCAACTGTTCTAAATAAACTAGCAGAAATAACTGGATATGAGTGGTTTGTCAATTATAATAAAGTGATAAATTTCTTTATTGGCTCAGGAGGTTCAGCCGCACCTTATGAAGTAAATGATACTGATGGTGTCTATAGCCCAGATAGTTTGAATATAAACAAAGACAACTCACAAATCAAAAATGTGATGTATGTTCGTGGCGGTGAATACCTAGCCAGCTCTTACACTTCTGAATATGTTGCCGACGGAGAGCAAAATGACTTTACACTTCCATATAAATTCAAGGACATAACTGTAACTGTTACTGGACAACAGAAATCTATTGGTATTGATGGCATAGATAATCCAGAGGATGTTGATATTCTTTTTAACTTTCAAGAAAAGATTATTAAATTTAGAGATATAAATAAACCTAGCATAGGTTCTACTGTTCGCATTGGAGGAACTCCATTGATTCCCCTGCGTCTCAAGCTTAGAAATCCAGAGTCTATTGGCTTGATGAAAGGAATGGAGGATGGAGATGGCATATACGAGTCATTGATAGTTGATGATACTATAACCTCAAAAGAAACTGCTGTTATGCGTGCTGTTTCACAGCTAGACATTTACAAGGACACTCTAGTTGAAGGAACTTTTAGAACCACTCTATTTGGCTTTGAGATTGGACAGCGTGTTCACATTGAATCTCCTATCAATCAAATTGATGGAGACTACCTGATTAATAAAGTTTCTTTAACAATGTTCACTAAGGACAGGTTTTATTACACCATTTCAGTTGTATCTACAAAGAGTTATAATATGATACAATTGTTTAGAGATTTTATTCTAAAGAATAGAGTTGTTACTCTGAACGATACTGAGAATGAATTGTTAGACCTCATTGAATCAGTTGATGAGACTATTACCTTGTCTGAAACCTTTACTAGTCAGACTTCTCACAATATGCAAACTGAGACAATCACAATGGGAGAGGTGGCTACTGAACTAGGACTAGACTACGGAATGACCTTTACTCTGGCTGATTTTACTCCTCCTACAGGAAAGAAGAGAAATGGTGTCTTAGACTCATCAATGTATTTATATTAAATCAAAACTTAAAATTTAAAACATATGTTAAAATTAAAAGAAGAAATTGCACAAGATGTTGGTGTAAAGGGGGTGTTCAACATTACCAAGGCTCACATAAAAGAAGAAAGGCAATGGCAACTACATGACAAGATTGCTTTGATGCTTAAAAATGGAGATGACTTTCAGTATATAAGACCTTGGATTGATATGCTCAACAGAATTTGTGCTACTGATGTCTATGCTATTCCAAACTTAAATCCTACTGTTGGCAGGACTATGATTGCTAATAACCTAGCTAGCACTTCTCCGACCACTGTCATGCGTTTAAATTATTCGTCTCTTGGAACTGGAACTGCTGCACCTGCTAATGCTGATACAACTCTTGCAACCGAAACCTTTAGAAAGCTTTTGGCTTCTTACACCAACAGTAATAATATTGCCTACTTTACCGCCTTCTATACTGGACCAGAAACCAGTGGAACATTTTATGAAGCTGGTTTATTTGCTGGAGCTACTGCCACAGCTAACTCTGGCGTTTTATTTAGTCGTGTTCTGCTATCTGCTCCAACTGGAATTGTTAAAACTCTCACTAACTCCCTTACTATTGATTACACTTGCACCATAAGCTAAAATATTGATTGGGCGGGGCATATTGTTTGGAAACCACGAAAGAGGCAAATAGCCTCTTTTTTGGTGCGTTCTAAAAGGCTCTCTAAAGAATAAAAAAGACCAAAACCTATCAATACTCAACTATTTAATAAGAAGCCCCTACGGGCTAAATAAAGCCAAATAAGGCATACTCAAAATAAACCCCTTATATTCATTAATTCCCCAATACTCCATAAATACCCCTGACTTATGCACACCCCAACCCCTTGTTCCTACCCTTTTTTGTTAAATAACTCAAAACACTCAATTTAGATGAATAAAATCAACCCCTTTACACCCTTTACATTGTTAGGATATTGTGCTATATTATATATATCAACAAACAAAAACAAACACTCAAAAACACAAAACTCTACAGTTCATTTACAACTAAAAAAACCAATAAACACAACACAAATCTACAAACCACCAATAAGTCAAATCACTCAAAAATATCTTGACAATCTCCAAAAACTGTGCTATATTTAAAACATCAAAACAATCAATTTAACCCTTATTCAAGAGCTAAATAGAAAGTCAATATTCCAATTAGAATACTAGCCTTAGAGCTTATTCACCAAATATTGAGAAGTTGCAAAAAACTATTTAGCCCTTAAATAAGAGTTCAATTAAGAACTTAATAAAGAAATCGTATGACAGACCAAATTAAAAAAAATCAAGTGTGTGTTCTTCCAGCCACTACACTCAAAGAGACAGTTGAAGAAATAAAAGATTTTAAGGAGTTCTTTAAAAATAATTTAGGAGTAGAAATCAAGTATCTAGAACAGGTCAAAACTGATGGGGGAAGAAACGATATTTTCTTTGAGATAGTCAGTGGTATGAGTGCTTCGTTCTGTGTTTCTAGATTTCAATTTGGTATTAGGTGGATTGAGGATGTTCTTGATAATGGTCAGGTATATATCAAAGATGTTTCTGAATACAGAACTTGGTAAATTAATTAAGAAATCGTAAATATAAATATTATGGAAGACCAAGAAAAAGAATGGGACGAGGAAGATGATGTTGAGTATCCAGATGAGGTTTATGAAATGGCTGAATCTCAAGGAATTACAACCGAAGAAGCTTATGAGATTTGGAAAGAAGAGGAGGAGGATGATATGGCAGTATTAGAAGCTTCAAGAGGACAATACTAATAATTATTAATTAAGAAAATCGTATGAACAATAACAAAGATTTAAAGGACTCAATCAAAAAGACCAATGATTACAACAGGCACATTGATTGTATAAGTGAGTTAATTCAGCAAGCTAATCTGATGGTAGGTCTAATTGGATTTAAGAACAAAAAGGATTTAGACAAGATGATTAAAAATCTAAATAAAGCAAAAAGTCTTATTGACGATTGCATAATCTAAAAATATGGCAAATCTAGGAATTATATTTACCTATCAATCCACTGGCACAAAGAAGGACTTAAAGAAGCATATCATTAAAAAAATAACAGAAGAGTTCGGAACCTTAGAAAACTTTCTTAATAAATCCATTTGCGAAACAGAATTCGTAACTGGATATAGACTAAAATAGTATGAACAAAGAAGAACAAGCCAAACAACTTTTCAAGTTTATTCTAGGAGCTATGTTGGATGATAAGTATAAGGACCTTACTGAAAAAGAAGTTCTAAGAGTAGCCGAAGCTGCTATTGAAGGATTTAATAATTTAATGAGTTAAAAAATATGAAACTACTTACCCAAACATTAATTGATAGATTTGCAGTTGTTGGAAGCCAAGCATGCGTTGAAGACCCTATTGTCATTGCTAAATTCTTTAACCCAGCAGGAGCTGGAACTTGGTTTGCAACCGAATATCTTCCAGAAGAAAGATGCTTCTTTGGATATGTATCAATCTTTGGAGACCACAATGATGAATGGGGATTCTTCTCACTAGAAGAGTTGGAGCAATTTAAAGGTAGATTTGGTTTAGGTATAGAAAGGGACAGATTCTGTGGAGAGAAGAGGCTTAGTCAATTTAATATACCAAGTTTAAAATAGATAAAAATAGTATCCAGTAGCGGTTGTAGGAGTTGGTTTTGTTACGATTTCTTTCTCCTACTTCCACTACTGGATACTATATAAATGAAAAAATATGGAGAAGATGCATAATGTCCAAAGTATAATTAGAAAATTTCTTATAGAATATTATAAGCATGGCTCTTATGATAATGAAAATAATCACATAGGCTCTATTGGCTTGGAGGATATGGCAACCAAGAGGTCTGTTGAAATTGGTAAATTGATTTGTGATTACTGTGAAGGCACAAGGATTGA